CCTTTGTACGATTAGCATTCACCGCATAGCGCCTTGCGTCCATCCCGTGACTCCACTCGTGCGTGGTCTTGTCTGTGTACTTACCGTCTTTGTCCGGGATATATCTGAAGTTTCGCTGCTCTTTGATGCAGTGTAGGCTTGCCTTAGTCCAGAACTGCTTGAACTGCCTGATTTTCTGATGTCCGAATTCTACGGAGTCAGCACCCTTATAGCATGGCTTGATATTATAGCCATACCGGTGTATCTCTTCAATGCTCTTTGGCTCCGCACTATCAGCAAAGATTTGTGCAGTGTTCTTGTTTATGTTAAGTTCATTCAGCCGGTGGGCAATGGCGTCATTTGTGAGGCCGTTTTCATAGATGAGTTCTTCGCTTGATAGCTCATCTCCCTTAAGAATGCACCTAACCAATACTGAAGGGTCATTGCTGTAACCAAAGTCCAGTCCATAGAACTCTTGACCTCCCTCAGGTAAACTATCGCATTGCTGGAAGTAGGGATATACTAAGCCCTCAACCCTACCAATACGGCCTAAGCCGTACACATTCCACCAGTTAGGGTCAGTTAGACGGTACGACTCAATATTATCTACTACAGGTTGAGGTAATACCCATTTAGCATCAATATAGGTTGAATGGATATAAGCGTTTTCAGGCTTGCCTATCCACTGCTCATGCGCCCAGAATTCAGAAACAGGATTCCAATCTACAAAGGTAAATCGTGCGGTTCTAACATCTAGGTTACGTGCGGTCTCCCATGGAACGTTGTTACCCTCATTGATGTATAGGATATCCCGACGTGGACCACGTACCTTAGCGGATTCATCAGCTCCAAAGAACTCTATGGTAGCAAACCTGTTGATGTGATACTGCTGCTCTGTCTTGTTGTAGAGGTCGTCATTAAACTCAGCGCCTAGAATATCCTTGAAGTCCTTAATACAGCCTTTCTTTAAGTGCGGCATGGATTCGGAGACTACAGAGATCAGAAGGTTAGACTTGGCTGTTTCAGCAATGTGGACTAGAACCTGAAGGATAGAATAGGTTTTACTGGAGGCCGTGCCACCTTCGTCCAAAGCACGCCTTATCTTAGGATTCAGGTATGCCTCTAAATTCTTATGAAAGATGCTAGTTAAAGCCCATCCCCGATTTTCTAATTCTTTAGTTGTCATTATGCTCATTAATGTGTTATACTTAATTAATGGAGGTACATAGAATGAAGGAAATTGTATTAAGTCAAAACAAGATAGCGATTGTTGATGATGATGACTACTACAGGTTAAAGCAATATAATTGGTATGCTGTCAATGAGCATGGGTACTGGTATGGACAGGCTTTCATTAGTACTAAACAAGTCTTTATGCATCGGTTTATAATGAATACGCCTGCCCATTTAAAAACTGACCATAAGAATAATGATGGACTTGACAACAGAAAAGAGAATCTTCGTATTTGTACTGCCGCTCAGAATACACACAACCAGATTCGCCAATCTAGAAATAAATCATCAAAGTTTAAAGGTGTCTATTGGTATAGTCCACGCAATAGATGGCGAGCGATAATTAGAGTCGGCATGAAACGATACTATTTGGGCAACTTTAAAGATGAAAAAACGGCTGCACTTGCTTACAATATAGCCGCAATAACATATCACGAGGACTTCGCTAATCTAAATATTATTGAGTGATCGTCTGTATAACGGGTTCAGATAGTTGCTTAGGTTCTGATCGAATATCGGTGTTAGGCTCCAGCCGTCCAACATTCTCTAGTTTCTCCAATAGTAGCTTAGTCTCTGGGTTAATGATGTTGTAAATACGTGAGGACTTGATTTCATTGCCCTTGCTTGTTATGTCCTGTCTGGTAGGTGCATAGTCACCACCCATCTTGTTAAGCTCTGCTATGGCAGGGATTGACAACTTACCACCGAAGCGGGCTATGAGGGTAAGCATTTCTCTACGCTCTCGAACGCCCATTATCTTAGCGGACTCTGTTTTGTCACGGAGTTCAATGAGGCGGTTCTTTATGTTAACCTTAGTTAAATTATTAGAAGCAATGACTACGGCGGTGTCTTTAGAATACCCGGCCTTAATAGCGGCCTCAGTAGCATTATTAGTTAAGAGGTAATTAATACAAAACTTTTCCTGCTTGGCAGTCAATGTTCTCATAGTGGTATTTTCTCAGGATAAACGGAGCGAAGCCTCTAAAGCGTAGCGTAGTTTATCCGTTAATCTATTTATCTTTGTATTTACGGTATTACTATTTATGGTAGTTTACTTATCTTCGGTTGTGTGCACTGTAATGCACTACCACTAGTGCACCCTACTGCACTACTAGTGGTGCACTCTAATGCACCAGTTACCCATAAATCAGGATGATTAAATGTGTATCCATTACCATATTTTGTAAGATAAGATTGCCGGGTTAAAATATGCTTGCTTACCAGTAGGTTAATGGAGTAGACAACCTGACGTCTTTTGAAGCCCGTACATTGCGCAATATGGTTATAACTGGCAGACTCTATCCGTTTGCGACCTGTGCGCCCATACAGCTCATCCAAGAGATAGATACATACTGCATACTCGCAACCTGTTAGTCTTGCTCTTGATAGTGCCCTGATAACGTGTTTTGTCTTTTCAAAGTTAATCATATTCCCTCTCAAATTCCCCTCTATTAAAGAAGGGGCAATGGCTGAGAGGGTTAGCCATTTTGTCATACGGTTAATTAGGCCGTACCAAGCCCCTATTGTATTATGTTAATTGTTATGATTGTGGGCTAATTAATGTGTTTTGATTGCGAAAAGCGTTATTCTTCACTGGTTAAAATAATAGGAGCAGGGTAGGTGAAGGCTACCTTTTCAGTACAGTCAGCTAAACCGTACCTAGCTCCTAAAGCATTAAATTATGTTAAGCAATCTCCTTAATGTGGTGTAAAGCGGCATGACATTTATAGCAGAGGATTTGTACCTCGTCTATTGAGTAAAGATGTCTGGTGCCTCCCATGCCCTTTGGTTTGGTATGTGAAAGTGAGAGGCCGCGCCAGTCACCAGTTGTATGACACATCTCGCAATGGTTGTCGGCTATCTCAAGGCGTTCTTGTCGTAAAGCGTTATCATGTTCTATCTGGGCTTTGAGATGTGGGGTGATTCGCCTGGTCAATGAGTCTCCAATATAACCATGTCGTTCCGCATCCTAAAACGCAGGTCAGGACAAGGGATATAGTAAACATCAACCAACTGTGCGCACCAAGCAACACGCCGGTCACCAGCGCTAGTATGTACTCGATTTGTAGTAATATCGCATATAGTCGGCGGAGGTTTGCCATCGGTGACCTCCCTGTATTTATCTGTCATAGATACTCTACCTTAGTTGTTAAGCCCTTTGGAATTATAGTGTAGCCCATTACATCATGCCCGTCTGTTATTGTTGATGTGATAATATAGGCGTCCAGCGTCTCTTGAATCAGATAACCGATTGAAAAGCAATTAGGCGTTCGCTTGTCGATTAAATCCTCTTCACAAGTCCAGCATGAATCGGCTATAGCATCATTCCAGAAAACTTTAATCAGCTTCACTTAGTTAAACTCTCTTTTGGTTGATAATGCGCGGATTGATTCACAATTAAATAAGCGTCTAAAATAGCTTGCTTTTGATACTCAGTCAATTTAACAAATTTCAAGTCTTTCATTTCTTCACCCGCGTCTCCTTCTTCTGGCATATTTTACAAATACGGCATTCAAACTTCAGATAATCTTCTTCTATCCAGTTCGTCCATTGATGCTTGTGGGACTTTCTCATGGCTACTATCATTATTCCCTCGTTTTACCACCAGACCCGTAAATGCGATTTCCATACATAAACTTGCGGTTGATGATCTGCATTTGCTGTACCCAGAAACGATGGTGAGTAAACTCAACTAACGAAAAGCCCTGTTGCCAGTCGGGATAGGTCATATAATCAGGGTCAAGATTACACAGGCAACCATTCTCCCACCATCCATAAATACCAGACCTGTTTCTTTTATAGTGACAGCCTAATCGGTGTGAGTGTCCGTGTATGCCTGACCCGCCATGCTTATCACTCATACCTTTGGCAGTATAACTAGAAAACTTCCTGATTAGATCGCCGTGTGTTGCCCAGAATATGCCATTAATGAGTATGCCCTCTTCATAGTCAACGTGTTCAATACCATTTTCTT